AAAGAAGATATAACCGAAAAGAAATTAGAGTATGTAGAAGAAAGAACATACAATGAAGTCATAGGGGAAATGCTTAAAGATACGGGTATTAAGACTAAGGTCATTAAGCAATACCTTCCTGTTATGAATAGGTTAATTAATCAATACCTACAAATATTAGATTTCTTCGTAGCATTCCACTTAGACGAAAACTTTAATGAAACAATTAGATCTAGACATAGAGATAGCTTTAACTATAGTTCTTTCTCTGAAGGCGAGAAACAAAGAATCGATTTAAGTTTACTCTTTACTTGGAGACAAATTGCTAAGTTAAAGAACAGCGCAGCTACTAACCTATTAGTCCTCGATGAAACATTCGATAGTTCATTAGACGCAGATGGGGTAGAAAGCTTAACTAAGATCTTAGGAACTTTGGAAGAAGGATCAAACGTTTTCATTATTTCCCATAAGGGTGATATCCTCGAGAACAAGTTCAGATCTAAGATAGAATTCTTCAAAGAAAAGAACTTTTCAAAGATAAAGTAACGTTTCGTCACAGCCACGTCACAAACACGTGAATCTTTGCAAAAAGATGAAAATAGTTGTTTACATCCACCTTGAACTACGGTATAATGGTACCTATAAACAAAAAATATAAGGAGTTTTTATGTTACAAAGTTCACTACTACCCAAATTACTAGCTAAGGAAGATATTACTATTAGACATGGTAACTATCATACTGCTTGGTTTGATGTAAAAAATAGGGTCTTAGGATTACCTAATTGGAAAGATATGGGTAAAGATGTTTATGATCTATTATGTGGTCATGAAGTTGGACACGCATTATTTACTCCTGAATCAGGATGGCATGATAGCCCAGAAAAATTAGCAGGAGCTCCTAGATCATACCTTAATGTTATAGAAGATGCTAGGATCGAAAGAGATATTAGATCTGCATATCCTGGTTTAATAGCAGCAATGCAAAGAGGATATAACGAATTACTTAAAAGAGAATTCTTCGGCGACATTCATAATTTAGAATGGGACCAAGTTAAGCTTATAGATAAAATTAACCTTAAGACAAAATTAGGTTCTAAGTTAGACGTTCCATTTAATGCAGAAGAAAAAGTATTTTTAGACAGAGCTTTTGCTAATCAGAATTTCGACGATGTTATCCAATTAGCTAAAGACGTTTTAGCTTACACTAAAGAAAATCAAGAAGAGTTATTACAGCCAGAAGAAAAATCAGAAAAGCTTCAGAACCTAGAAGATCTAATAGATCAACTCGAAGATGCTTTAGATGGCCCACCACCACAAGGCCATGATGATATGGAACCTCAAGAACAACAAGCACTTGCTCCTTCAGAAGAAAATACTCCCGAAGGTAATGAAGAAGGCGACCAGCAATCTGAAACAAAAATAGATAAAGAACCAACACCAGAAAAAGTTATAGAAGATCTAAAAGAAAAGCTAGAGCAATTATCTTCTTCACCTGAGCATACCCCAGACCAAGACATTTCAATTACAGACGAAGCATATAGATCTAACGAAGAATCTTTATTAGATGTAGGTAAGAATGGCGAAGGTACTACTATCTTTAATGAATTAAGACCTTACTACCTAGACAATACAATTATTGGATATAATCAATTAAAGAAAGAAAGAGGACTAGGTCTTCCGGTCGAGCATGCTAAATTTAACGATTTTAAAAAGTATGTAAAAGATTGTAAAAGATCTGTTAACTTCGCAGTTAAAGAATTCGAGCAAAGAAAAGCAGCATTCAGATATCAAAGAGCAACTACTGCTAAAACTGGTAGATTAGATGTTAGCAAGCTTTGGGCTTATAAAACATCAGAAGATATATTTTCACAAGTAACCACATTGGCAGATGCTAAAAATCACGGTATGATTATGCTCGTAGATTATTCTGGTTCTATGTCTAACTCTATGAATTATGTTATGGATCAGATTTTACATATGGTTCATTTCTGCAAAGCGATTAATATCCCATTTGATGTTTATGGATTTACTACACAGAATAAAACCTTTTGCTATGAAAATCAAGAGTTCCAAGACCAGCTTCAAGACGGTGATGTTGATATGAATAATCTTACAATGCCTTTGGTTTGCTCTTCATCTTTCAATAAGAAAGATTTCCAAGATGCTATCTTCCACATGTACTTAAGACAAAAAACAGATAACTACTGGAATGACGATGCACCACTAGCTCAGTCAGAGTATTGGGGTTCAACTCCATTAGATCAGGCTTTGATAGTTTCACATGCATTGGTTAAGCAATTTAAAATTAAGCACCAGGTAGAAAAAATGAATTTCGTTACCTTTACAGATGGCGATGCTAATGGATTAAATAATATCCAAATGAAAGGTCTTGATGATAAGAAAATCGATACCAAATATCACGGCAGAAAATTAGCTATCATTAACAAAAAGAAAGTAGATCTAGGGAATAGATATAACACAACCGAGTTACTTCTTAAGAACCTATCTAAAAGTCTTAATACAAAAACAATGGGCTTCTTTATGGCAGATGATTCACATCATTGGAGAAATAGAATTAACAGACTATCTGGCTACGTAAAAGATGCAGATATGTATGACAGAGAATTCTTCAAAGAGTGTGCTAAAGAATACACAAAGAACAAATGCGTTCATAAGCAAGATGCTTTTGGATATGATAACTACTACCTACTCAAAGGTGGTAAAACATTATCAGCCAAAGATGGTGAATTCGATGATCAAGTCCACGAAGATATGTCAGATGCCCAGATCAGAAACGCATTTAAAAAGTTTGCAAAGGGTAAGAAAACCAATAAGGTGCTTATGACTTCCATTGGTAAAGCAGTTGCTTAATCATAAAGTTTCGTCACAATCACGTGAACAATGCAAATTAGGGGTTTACATCCTCCCAGAAATACGGTATAATGGTACCTATATTAAATAATAAAAACAGATAAGGAGTCTATATTATGAATCAAGTGAAAATATCAACCCAAAGGATCTTAAGCGAAATCGCTACTAAGTTTCCTGGCCAAACGGATTTCCGTAGAGCTATAATCGAAGACGTGGCGAAATCCATGGGCTTCACAGCTAAGGATTTTTATCCTTTATTAACCCCAGAGAATAGGGTCAAGATTGGCACTTACTCTTTGGATGGACTTTTACCAGAAGCAGCTCCGGCAGCTACTGTAGATCAGGTCCCAGCTACTGCGGCTCAAATGCAATCTATAACTAGTGATGAGAAAACTTATGCTAGAGTAGATCCAACATTTGTTCCATGGGGTTCTTTTAAAGACGTTACTCAGATTATTAAATCTGAAATGTTTTACCCTACTTACGTATCTGGTTTATCTGGAAACGGTAAAACGTTTATGATCGAGCAAGCTTGTGCTAAACTCGGCAAAGAATTCATTCGAGTTCAAATCAATCCTGAAACGGATGAAGATGATTTGATCGGTGGATTTAGATTAATCAACGGTGAGACAGTGTTCGCAAAGGGCCCTGTTTTAAAAGCAATGGAATCAGGAGCAATACTTCTTCTCGATGAGATCGATAGAGCTACTAACAAGATCATGTGTCTTCAAGGTATCTTAGAAGGCAAACCAGTACTTGTTAAAAAGACTGGCGAAACTATTTCCCCCGCTAAAGGCTTTAACGTATTCGCAACTGCTAATACTAAAGGCAAAGGTTCAGATGATGGCAGATTTACCGCAGCAAGTATCTTAGATGATGCTTTCCTAGAAAGATTTACTATCTCAATTGATATGCAATTCCCAGGTCTTGCTATCGAAAAGAAAATCCTTAGTAAGCATATGGTTAAATTCGATGTCGAAGATATTGAATTCGTAACCAAGCTTGTTACATGGGCAGATATTATACGTAAAACATTTTACGATGATGGCGTAGATGAAGTTATCTCTACTAGAAGACTTTGTCACATCGTTCAAACCTTCTCTATCTTTAATGATAGAATGAAATCTATAGACCTTTGTGTTTCTAGATTCGACGAAGATACTAAAATCGCATTCTTGGATCTCTATACGAAAGTAGATTCAGGAGCTCAGCTTGACTATGGTCAGCCTGATGTTAGCGAAGAAACACCAGAGGAAGAATATGACTATTAAAACCCCAGACTATAAATTTAACGAAGGAGCTTTGATTGCAGAGCTCAAAGAATATATCGACTCCACTTATGGCGGACATTATTCCAAAAACAAATTTCAATCAACAGAATTTATTTCCGATTGTGGCCATGGAATTGGCTTTGCAATTGGTAACATTTTAAAATACGCGCAGCGCTACGGGCGAAAGGGCTCATACGACGATCATAGGAAAGACCTTATGAAAGTATTGCACTACGCTTTAATTGCTCTTAGCGAGCACGACAGGAGCTCTAATGAATAAGAAAACACCACCTATATGGTCATCAGCGTCAAAATATTATATCCCATTTCATATGTGTGTAATGGCACTTACATTTTTGGCTACACTTTTTATAACCTTAGAATTAAAAGCATCAGCGATAGGCGAAAGCGATCGTATTTGTTTAGCACAGAATATATATTTTGAATCTGCTAACCAACCTGATGTGGGTAGAATGGCAGTAGCTCAAGTAGTTATTAATAGAGTTTATGATGACCAATTCCCAGATACTATCTGCGATGTAGTTTACCAATCCTATACCAGGAAAAACTGGAAAGGAGATATTGTCCCAATATTACACAAATGCCAATTCAGCTGGTACTGCGATGGCAAATCAGATGTACCAACAGATTCTAAAACTTGGAGTGAAGCCCTTGATTTAGCAGACAGTATTATGTCTTATATGGCATTCGATGTAACAAGCGGTGCTTTATACTACCACACAACCTCAGTTGATCCTTATTGGAACGACTATTTAACCCCTACGGTTACTATCAATGACCACATTTTTTACAAGTAATGACAAAAGAAGAATTAGTATTTTTATTTAATCACCTACATAGCGAGGACCAAAATGGTTCTATAGAAGCTATTATCCATGATGTTAATGGAGGTTTATTTACAACCGATAGCATTAGATTAGATATGGATGGCGGAAGACTTATTATATGCCAACAAAATAGCCCATGTTATGAAAGTAACAAATTTAACTGGGATCAAGAACTAGCCTTTGCAGATAAAGTAAATGCAAAAAAGGGTTTACATTCAACCAAAACTGTGGTATAATGATACCATCAAATAAAAAAACAGGAATATTATGCAATTATCTAATGACACACTAGAAGTTTTAAAGAACTTCGCCTCTATAAACCCCAATCTGGTCATTGAACCGGGACAAGCAATCGGAACAATCTCTGAATCTAAAACCATTATGGCCAAATCAGAAATCGTTGAAGACTTCCCCAACCAAGTTGGAATCTATGATCTAAATGAATTCTTATCTGTACTATCTTTAATAGAGAATAGCAACATTGAATTCGAAGATAAATATTTACAGGTTAATTCAAATGTCGGCGGATGCAAATTGCCTAATCAACAGAAAGTTACTTACTACTATTCTAATCCAGAGATCTTAACTACACCCACAAAGGAAATTACAATGCCCTCTACGGACTGTGGCGTGACTCTAGATTCAGAAGTTATTAATAAGATTAAACAAGCAGCTGGTGTTCTTGGTCATACTGACCTAAGCATTACTGGCAACGATGGAAAGATTATGGCTAGAATATTTGATGCAAAAGATGCAACAGCTAATGATTTTACATTAGAGATAGAATCAGATAACACAACTAAAGGCGAGTTTAACTTTGACTTTAACATAAGTAACCTAAAGATTATTTCTGGTGATTACTTCGTTAGTTTATCAGAAAAGAAAATATCACATTGGCAGAATACAAATTTCCCAATAGAATATTTTGTAGCCTTAGAACAAACAACAAAATTTAGTGCATAAATATAAGCACATAAAAGAATTTCTCATATACACTATGAGAGATATGGTGGAAGATGCGGATTACCGGTCTTCCGAATTAGTCTACTTTGCAAAGGAGAAATAAAATGACAGACGCAGTAGAAACACAAGCAGCAGAGCCAGTACAGCTTTCGCTAGGTGATGTTCAGTCTTTTGTTCAGATAATTGATATCTGTTCTAAAAGAGGAGCATTCGAAGGTTCAGAACTAGAAGGTGTTGGAACATTAAGATCAAAGGTTGTAAAATTCCTTGAAGCTAATGTACCAGCCGAAAGTACTGAAGCACCAGTAGAAGATGGCGAAGCACCGGTTCAATCCGAAATGGATATGGAACCAGCTACAGAAGATACTTCTGACAGCTAAGCTTGTATTAAAACCTACTTGCGGGAGGGTTAAATCCCGCTACTTTAATTAGGATTATATAATGGATAAAAATGAAAAACAAGAGCTAATAAAAGCTCTAATGAATGGTACTGTAACGGTAACATTCCAAAAGGTTAACTCTGACGAAATAAGAGTTATGCCTTGCACTCTCAACCCGCTTGTATTAGAAGCACATAACATATCACCAACTATTAAAAAGATTAATGCTAATTCAGATGTAATAGCAGCTTGGGCTTTAGATAAAGCAGCTTGGCGATCTTTTATTGCTGATAGTGTACTTGGTTGGGAGGTACTTTAATGAATGAATTTCTATGGGTCGAGAAATATCGACCACAAACAATTGCAGAAATTGTATTGCCTTCCCATATAAAAGCGACGTTCGAGGATATTGTTAGCGGAGGTGAATTGCACAATATGCTTCTAACCGGCACAGCTGGTCTGGGAAAAACAACCGTCGCAAAGGCACTATGCAATGAATTAGATTTAGATTTCTTATTGATCAATGGATCAGAAGAAGGTAATATCGATACTCTTAGAAATAAGATTAAACAGTTTGCTAGCACAGTTAGCTTACAGGGTGGATTTAAGGTCGTAATACTCGATGAAGCAGATTACTTAAACCCACAGTCTACCCAACCAGCTCTTCGTGGATTTATCGAAGAGTTCTCAGGCAATTGCAGGTTTATACTTACTTGCAATTTTAAAAACCGTATAATCGAACCTCTACATTCTAGATGTTCGGTCATCGAATTTAATATGGCCAAGAAGGACATGCCTCCTCTCCTTTCTGAATTTATGAAAAGAGTCGAGTATATACTGGGCCAAGAAAAGATTACCTACGATAAGCAGGTAATTGCAGATCTAATTATGAAGCATATGCCAGATTGGCGTAGAGTCTTAAATGAATTACAAAGATATAGTACCAGTGGAAGCATTGATACAGGCATCCTAGTAAGCATTAGCGAGACTTCTATTAATGATCTAATGCTACATATTAAACACAAAGACTTTAAACGCATGCGTCAATGGGTAGCTGATAACATGGATACGGAACCAGCATCTATCTTTAGAAAGATCTACGATACAATGTTTGAATACATTGATCCTAAATCTATACCTCAGTTAGTTCTTATTCTAGCTGACTATCAATATAAGAATGCATTTGTTGCAGACCATGAATTAAACCTCGTAGCTTGTCTAACAGAAATAATGGCAGGGGTGGAAATAGTATAATGTACGATAAACCAACCCACCATTTAAACGTATACAAAACTGTATCCCGCGAGCTTAGCTATTCATATCATCAAATACATTATAAAGACAAAACGATGTATCGGGTAACAGCTATAGATCCTAGTCAAGTAATTGTATATGAAAGATTATTTGAACAAGAAGAACAAGCAAGGAGTTATATTGAATCCCTTTGATTTTATAAATGCAATTAACTTCACTAAGAAGAATTTAATTGTTGATAATGAAACAGAAAAAGCATACCAGCCTTTCCTAGTAAATATAACCTTATCCCATTTTCAGGATACAGTATTATATGCTAATGAGATGAATATAAATCATCACATAGATTCCAGCCTTCAGAATCAATTTTATATAAATATAATAAGAAAGAAGAAAAGATTCTCCAAGTGGGTGAAACCAGCGGAGATTGAATGTCTGGAAGTGATTAAAGAAAATTATGGTTATAGCAATGAAAAGGCAAAATCAGTATTATCTCTACTTACCCCAGACCAAATTGAAACATTGAAACATAGGATTAGTAAAGGTGGAAAAAGAAAATAATGAAATACAGGCGTGGGTCCCAGCTGATATGCTGGAAGTCACACTTAATGAACCCGATGACTTTCTCAAGATAAGAGAAACATTAACACGTATCGGTGTAGCATCACGCAAAGATCAAAAACTCTATCAGTCCTGCCACATATTGCATAAGCAAGGCAGATACTTTATAGTGCATTTTAAAGAATTATTCTTATTGGATGGTAAGCCATCTAATTTAATAGAAAACGATATACATAGAAGGAATACAATTTCTACTTTGTTATCAGACTGGGGATTGGTTACAATGATTAAACCTTCCCAAGCAAAAGACACAGCGCCATTAAGGCAAATAAAGGTAATACCTTTTAAAGAGAAAACTCAATGGGAGCTCTGTCCAAAATATAATATAGGAAATAACAAGAAAGCAGAAGAATAAACTAGAACTCTCTTGAACATTTATATGACTGGAAAACAACAGACAAAAACATTAAAAAACCTAGGGTTAATCCCAAGAACAAAACATTTAGATACTCAATTTTATTTAGTTGGATATCTGTATATGTTTCTTTTAGGCGTTGGACTAGGAATTTTAACACAAATTATTTAAACTAGTCTTACGACTTGTATAAATATAAGCGATGAGTGCGGTATTGGACCGGCTCACACAACCTTGCTATATATAGGAGGAAATAACTATGGTAAGAAGTAACTTGAACGTACCACGTTCTCTATTCGTCGGTTTTGATGGATTATTTGAAGACTTAGAAAGGATTCATAATTCAGCTAGAACTGGAACTGATAACTACCCACCACATAACATTGTAAGAGTCGATGATGAAAATTTCATTATTGAATTAGCAGTGGCTGGATTCAGCATGACTGATCTCGACATCGAGGTTAAGGATGGAATTCTAAAGGTGAAGGGTAATACCGGGGAGGATAACAGGGCGTATGCTTATAAAGGGATCTCATCCCGCAAATTTGAGAAGTCCTTCCGACTCTCAGAATTTTGCGTAATCGATGGGGCTGATTTGAAGGATGGAATACTCGTGGTGAATGCCAGGGTCGAAATCCCAGAAGAACAGCGTCCAAGGAAGATCAACATTGGGTCTACCGGGACATCAAAGAAGAAAACTCTGCTGAAAGGCTAGAGTTCAATTAGCGAAACCTGGTAGGTTATTAAAGAATAATTTACCGGAGATACATCATGACTAAATTAAAAGCCTTCTGGGCAGATAATCATGACATCGCTAAGGCCACGTTGGAAATGTTAGAAATATTTGTGTTAGCTTTTATTGCAATTACTATTGCACCAGCTCTCGTTTTATTAACTATCATATCTTACTAGTCTTAGTCTTTGACAATTCATGCGGGGGGTAAGAAATTACCCCACCGTTCTTGACTGAAAAAAAAGGTTTACAAACCTTCTATAGTATGGTATAATATACACTTATATGAAATTTTACACAAACATTTCTCGCTACGGCAATATGCTTCTCTACAGAGGTATAGAAAATGGACAGCGAGTCCAAAAGAAAATCAAATACAAACCTACCTTATTCGTAGGTACAACTAAAGCAACACAATGGAAATCCCTAGATGGTACACCAGTTGCTCCTGTACAATTCGACAGCATGCGAGATGCTAAAGAATGGGTACAACAAAATCAACACGTAGCAGGTCGGCATATATTCGGTAATACAAAACACCAAGCAGCCCTAGCTAACGACCTATTTCCTGGCCTAATCGAATTCGATAGATCTAAGATCAACGTAACAACAATTGATATAGAAGTTCAATCCGATGATGGATTCCCAGAACCAGCAGAAGCTGCTAAAACAGTTACAGCTATCTGTCTTAAAAATAACATTGACAATACCTATTACGTTTGGGGCTTAGGCGACTATAATGTCGAAGATGCCTTAATGAAAGATAACCGCGTGGTGTATAAGAAATGCGTAGATGAAAAAGAACTACTCATAGATTTTATTAATCACTGGGCTACTCCCTCGCATACGCCCGATGTTATTACTGGCTGGAACTCTAAGTTCTTCGATATACCTTATTTGGTAAATCGGATCATGCGGGTCTTTGGCCCTGATCTCGGCGAGCAGAATGTGAAAAGATTATCCCCATGGGGTAACGTTGACCGTAGAGAAGTTCGCATCGGTTACAAATCAAACAATCGCGATGAAACATTTGATTTCCAAGGTATATCTCATATGGATTATATGGAAGTATTTAAAAAGTTTGGGTATGCCTATGGTCAGCAAGAATCTTATTCTCTGAATAACATTGCTCACGTAGTCCTCGGCGAAGAGAAACTATCTTACGAAGAACATGGTTCCTTGTTTAATCTTTACAAAGCCGATCACCAAAAGTTTATTGATTATAATATTAAAGATGTAGAATTGGTAGATCGCTTCGAAGATAAAATGGGTCTAATTACCCTTGCTATTACCATGGCATATCGTGGCGGTGTTAACTATACAGATACATTTGGAACTACTGCAATATGGGATTCAATCGTATTCCGTGATCTATATGCTAATAATACAATCGTACCTTTTGCAAAAGACCAATTAAAAGGCGACTATCCCGGCGGTTATGTTAAAGAACCACAAGTCGGAATGCACGATCACGTAGTTAGTTTTGATTTAAACTCCCTATACCCATCGCTTATTATGCAATATAATATGTCACCAGAAACAATAATGCCTAAAACTACCTCTGGTGTAGATGTAGAAAATGTCTTAAGAGCTACTAGTATCGAAAGATCCCCCGACGAATGCATTGCAGTTGGTGGCCAACATTTTCGTACCGACAGACAAGGCACACTTCCTAAGATCATCGAAGAGATGTACATAGAAAGAGTCGATGTTAAAAAGGCAATGATCAAAGCACAAAAAGAATTACAGAAGGTAAACCCAAATGATAAGCAAGAACTATATAGAATACAAAAAGAAATCTCAGTCAATGAAAACAGACAAATGGCAATTAAGATTCTTCTTAACTCTCTTTATGGCGCATTGGGTAACCGTTACTTTAGATTCTTCGACCAACGAATCGCCGAGGCCATTACCTTATCCGGTCAAGCAATTATCCGTTGGGGTGAAAACGCCGTCAATAGATACTTAAATGATGCCCTTAAGACCAACACAGACTACGTATTAGCAATCGATACTGATTCCCTTTATGTTGGATTAGGTCCTTTGGTTAATAAAATCAATCCACCAAGCCCAATAGATTTCCTAGATAAGGTTGGCAAAGAAGCTATAGAACCTGTATTCGTAAAAGCATACCAAGAATTCTATGATATCTTCGGCGGCATCGATAACAAAATGGTTATGTCCAGAGAGGTTATAGCTGATCGTGGAATCTACTTAGCTAAGAAAAGATACATATTAAATGTATTAGATAACGAAGGTGTTAGATATGCTAAGCCTAAACTTAAATCAATTGGTGTAGAAGCTAACAAAAGCTCTACCCCCGAATCTTGCAGAGATGCACTTAAAGCTATATTTAAAGTTATTATTTCTACCGATGAAACTACTGTGCAAGAATCAATAGCACAATTCAAACA